CGCCGTAATTGGTGGCCTGGAAAGAGCAGAGACCTTCGTAAGCACGGTGCTGATGCTTTCCCCTGGGAGGGTGCATCTGACATGGAGAGTCATGTTATTGATGAGCGAATTACTAGGCTTGTATCCCTGTTTATGGCTTCTTTGTCTAGGGCTAATATTAGGGCTTTCCCAGTAGAGGTTCAGGATGTAGGCAGAGCTAAGATAGTTTCTAACTTCCTTAAGTGGATGATTTCCTCTGGGTACATTTCTCGTTTTAATCGTGAGATGGAGCTAGGGGCTAATTACTTGCTAGAGCGTGGATTGCTTATAAGCTACGTAGGATGGCACTCAGAGGATAGGAAGTTCCTTCAGAGGCTAGATCTTAACCAGATAGCCCAGGTAAGCCCTGAGCTGGCTGAGATGATCCTTTCGGGTCAGAACGAAGACCAGATGGTAGCTATGCTGCAACAGACCTTTGATGGCGTTACAGTTAAGCGAGCAAAGAACGCACTAGCTGAACTGGCGGACGTTGGATCTGCTGAGTTGCCAGTTGTACGCCGTCAGGTAAATGCACCAGAGGTAAAGACGTTAGCTCCAGATGGGGACTTTATCTTCCCTCCGTATGTTACCGATCCACAGCGAGCACCTTACTGTTTTTGGAAAACGTACTACACGGCACAGGAGCTAGAAAATAAAATAGCTACCGATGGATGGGACGAAGATTTTGTAGAACACGTTATTGATCGTTACCGTGGGGTTAATATAGATTCTATCGAGCGTGAGCAGGAAGGTCGTCGGTCACTAAGTCTTACCGATAATGCTTACGAAGCTGAAGAGCTAATAGAAATAGTTTATGGATTTCAACGTTTAGTTGATAAGGAGGACGGCTCTGAAGGGATATACTGCACAGTATTCCACAAGGAGTTCAGTGGTGATGGTGACATTCCTGGGTACGCAAAGTTTGAGTTGCTTAACGGCTACGAAGATTACCCAGTAGTAGTTACTAAGCTATCTGAAGACAGCAAGCGACTGTACGACACGATGACTGTCCCAAGTCTACTCAAAGGAATACAGCAACAAGTAAAGATAGAACGTGATAGCCGTATCGACAGGAATAGCCTTGCCACCGTCCCTCCAATTTTACACCCAGTAGGACAGGCTCCTACGGACTGGGGGCCAGGAAGGTACGTTCCTTATCGTCGTAAAGGCGATATAGATTTTGGGCCTACGCCTCCGTACAACCAGGGTTCACTTGAGATGGAAAAGACAATGGAGCAGCAAGCAGATAGGCTTGTTGGCCTAGATGAAGTATCTCCAATCTCACAGATTAGGAAGCAGTTTTTAGTAGATAAGTTCCTTAGCCATTCCGCTGAGGTTATATCGCAGTGCTACCGTTGCTTTCAAAGGTTCGGGCCTGACCAGATATTCTTTAGGGTTACTGGTGTACCTGATCCGCAGACGTTTAACAAGGGGAACGCTGATGAGAACTTCGATGTTACAATTAGCTACGATGTTCTGAACACAGACCCAGAGAAGCAGGAAAACAAACTAAATCAAATGGTTTCCCTTCTACAGCTAGATCGCAACGGAAGGATAAATGTAGATAACTTGCTAACATTGATAGCAGGTTCAGTTGATCCAGTGCTTGCCGATGGTGTTCTTGAACCCGTTGAAGTTGCACAGGAAAAACTACTAAAGGATATTACAGATGACTTATCTAAAATTTATGCAGGTATCGAAGTTCCAGCGCGTCCAAGCGGTGCTCAAGCGGCTCTACAAGTTGTTCAGCAGTACAGCCAGCAGCCTGATGTCCAGAAGCGTTTACAAGAAGATGAAGCTTTTGCTGCTCGTCTTCAGAAGTACGCTGGACAATATCAGTTCGCTATACAGCAATCACAGAACGCGCAAATAGGTAGGATTGGGACACAACCAGCACAAATGGGAGGGGTACAGACTCAGAATATGCAACAGCAATGAACATAGAAGAAGACCTAAAGACCCTATCGCACCACGAACATTTTGCAAGATTCATTCAGCTTATTAACGCTCTTCGAGAAGAGTGTATAGCTGATATGCACGAAGCTGACACAGACAAGCTTCAACAACTTTCGGGACGGATAATTACTTACGATCAGATTCTGCAAATGACTGACTGGCAGGGTCTACAAAAGAAATTTTCATCTGTCCTGTAGCATAAAAAAGATATGCTATAATCAGGCTTCGCCATCGCTCGGCGTTAAGGAGTGGAAACAATCATGTCTAACGAAGTTATCACGGTTGACGCTGAAACCGAACAAAATTCAGTCGGAAATATAACAGCGGAGGATTTTGCTATCCAACGCTTAGGACAGACTCAGGGAGAACCTGCTGAGGATACTCAGGAAGTTCAAGAGGAAGAAGTCCTAGAAGAAGCGGTTGAATCCGAAGAAGAAGTTATTCAGGAAACTGAAAACGAACCTTCTGAAGAAGAGACTGAAGATGTTCTTTCACAGTACAACTTAGATGATTTATCTGAGGATGAGCTTAAAGATCTTGCTGAAAAGCTTGGTAGTAGAGCTGTAGCTCGCTTTGGCGAACTTACGGCTAAACGCAAAGCAGCAGAGGAAGAGCTTGAGAAAGTAAAGCAATCACTACAACAAGATCCTTTAAAACGCGAAACGGAAGAAGTCCAAGACAATCCGTTTGATGACGTTAAGGATATTAAGTCATTACAAGAAAAGGCTAAGGAGATAAGTGATATTATCGAATGGGCTGAAGATGTTTTATTTGAATCAGACGATTACTCCGCTCATGACGATGTTACTGAGCTAGATGGTAAGAAGATGACTAAAGCAGAGGTAAGATCTGCTTTGAAGAACGCTCGTAAATCTAGGGATCTTTATCTTCCCGATCAACTAAAGAAAGTTCAGAGGAACGAAACTGCTGAGTCTCTTAAAAAAGAACTTGGTAGCAAAGCCCTCAAAGAATTCGAATGGTTGAAGGAAGAGGATAATGATACCAGGAAGGCATTCCTTGGCATTGCTGCAAACAAAGACTTGCAGAAGGTATACAAACAATACCCAGTGTTAGGAGCAGAACTTCCTTATATGCTTGCTCACGCAGTAGACAGTATGTACGCTCGTAAGACTGTACCCAGTACTCCTACTAAGAAAGCAGGTAAGCCCAAGATTAATCCTCCGAAAAGCTCCGTTCCCTCCTCTGCTATGCCAGAACAGGGTCAACGAAAATCGTCTAAAGTACTACAGGACTTATCTTCACGCTTTAAAGAAAGTGGCAATAAAGATGACTTCATTTCATTACGAACCAAACAATTAGCTAGAAAATAAAATGGCATTCTCAAACACATACGATACAACTAATCCTGGTTCTGGTGTTTCCAATCGCGAAGACTTGACTGACGTCTTGACTATCCTCGCTCCTGAAGAAACTCCAGTCCTTTCCTCTGCTTCCAAGCAGAAAGCATCCGCAACATTTGTTGAGTGGACGGTAGACGCATTGTCTGCTCCATCATCAACTGGCATCCGAGAGGGTGATGACGTTAGCACATTTACTGACCAGTTCAGTGGCCGTGCTCGGCTTGGTAACTACATTCAAAAGTTCCGTCGCGACTTTCAGGTTTCCGATCTTCAGGAAGCTGTTGATAGCGTTGGGCCTGCTAAGATTGCTCAAGCTGAAGCTAAGTCAATCCGTGAACTAAAGCGTGATATTGAAAAGACCCTTTGTGGTACTCAAACTCGTGCTGCTGAAAACGGAACAGACACGGCCTATGCTCTTGCTGGTCTTGGTGCTTGGATTGACTCGGGAGCTGCTGATGCTCTTGTTGCTCCTGGTTTCAAAACTCCTGCTGGCAGCATTCATGCTAGTGGTGCTTTCACGGAAACAGTTCTGAACAACCTGATTACCTCAATCTTCCGCGAAACTGGAACAAGCAACAACCTAACGATGGTTGCTGACACGGCTGTTCGTCGTATTATCTCTGACTTCGCTCGCACTGCTGGCGTAAGCGGAACTGATGCAGACAGTGTTCGCACCGTTAATTACAACGGTGACTCAGCTCAGATCAAACTTAGTGTTGAGTTCTATCAGTCCGATCACGGCATGATCTCGATTGTCAACGGCAATCCTGATTGTATGCCCGATACGACTAACAAGGACTTCGCTTACTTGGTTAATCCTGAGTACTACGGCATCCATGAGCTGATTCCAATGGGATCGACTCGCCTCCCGAATCAGGGTGGTGGTGAGCGTGGTTACGTTGATTGCTCCTTGACCCTCGGTGTTTATCACCCACAGGCTCACGGTAAGATTTCTGTAGTAGCGTAAGCTTTTTAAGCATACCCTTAGTTTGGGGGAGGTTGGGCCAAATCTGGCCTCCCCTTTTTAAAATAAAATATGGAAATAATTACTAAGCTACCAAGATATTCGGATGGGGAAGTGAACGCTGCATTCTTGAAAGAAATCCAAACTGGATTCAAGATGGAGAAAGCAAAGGAGCA